CGATCTACCCGCGAGGCATCAGTCACACCGGCAACCCGCAGCTCGAAGGCTCGCTCAATCCTTTCGGTACGCCGACCATCGGTTGGCCCCGCACCTTCGCCGACTTCGGCGGCTTCGACTCGGCCGCCATTGGTGGTCATGTCGTCCAGAACTGGATCCGACACCTGCTCCCTGAAGGGTGGAGCAGCAGTTCGCTCGAGGATGAGAACTTCGACGACTTCGTCCGCCCGATGCAGGTGTCGCGCCGTGACCCTCCAGCTGACGCCCTGATCCCCTGGGGTCACGAGGACAGCGTGGTCGGCGCGCCTTCCCTCAACACGCGGGACCGCGGCATCCGTACCCACGGCATCGGCAGCATGTCGCCGTCGCCCCCTACCGTCCGCGGTCGCATCTACCTGGCCGCCCAGGGCTTTGGAGACACCCGCTTCGGCGACGTGCGCCGGCTCATCCCCGGCACGATCCAGACCTTCAGCGTGCTGCCCACCTCAGAGCCGTCTGCTACACTGGCCCGGCGCGTGCGCCCCGCTGGCGCGCTCACGCAGCACATTGGCCGTCCGGCCACCGCCCTGCACCTGCAGCCCGCCGGCATCGACGCCTTCGCCTGTGACAAGCACGTGGTCAGCAACCCCTTCAACTGTGATCTGCTGATCCTGCCGGCGGTCACGATTCCCTCACCCCAGTACATCGGCGCCCCGCGCGTCATCCAGCGATGAGCCGAACGACACCCTTCCCCCTGCCGAAGCTCGGCATCGACAACGTGACCCACGAGACTCGCATGAAGGCGGGCACCGCGCGGCGTGCCGACAATGTGGACATTGCTCCCGACGGGGCGTTCAAACGCCGCTCGGGCTTCCGCCTGCTCGAGCCGGGCGACTTCCACTCGCTCTGGCGCAACCCGGTGACGGGCATCGTCTTCGTCTGCCGGGGCAACGAGGTCTGCGTGATCGGCGCAGGGCGTCAACTCTTCCCCATCGCCCCGCTGCCCACCTCCGAGCCCGTCACCTACTGCGAGTACAACGGCGCCACCTACTGGGCGCACCGGCGGGGCCTCGGCTGGCTGCCGACGGACCGCTCCAACGGTCGCGCAGTCGGAGTACCCAGTACCTGGTACGAAGTGCTTAGAGAGTCGCAGGGCGCCCTGCCGGCGGGCCGGTACGGGGTGAGTGTCACCGCCGTGGATGACCGGGGCGAGGAGAGCGCGGCCAGCCCTGTCGAGTTCATCGAGGTGACGCAGGGCGGCATCAGTGTCGAGGGCATCGTGACTGACATGCCGACCGTGCGCGTCTACGTCACCGACGCCAACGGCGAGATCCTGCACCAGGCCATCGAGGCGCCGGCAGGCTTGCCCATCTACACCGTGGCCGAGTGCGCCAAGGGTGGTGAGCTGGACACGCGGCAGCTGCGCCCCATGCCGGGCGGGCAGCTGGTGGCAGGCCATGCCGGTCGCCTCTACGTGGCCGACGGCTCCACGCTCTGGTTCTCCGAGGCCATGCGGCCCCACCTGAACTCGCTGGCCCACGGCTACATCGAGATGACCGGGCGCATCACGCTGCTGATGGCGGTGCATGACGGGGTCTACGTGGGCGACCAGCGGGGTGTGTGGTTCATGTCCGGACGCGACGCCGGCCAGCTGCAGCCGCGTCTGGTCAACAGCGCGGTAGCCATGGAGCGCAGCGGGGTGCTGGTGGAGGCCTCGGCGTTCGACATGCAGGTCGTGGGGAGCAACACCCCGGTGGTGGTGTGGTTGACGGCCGAGGGTTACCGGGCGGGCAAGGCTGGCGGCGACGTGGTGCCGCTGCAGGCCGACCGCCTGCGCGTCGCGCGCGGTGCAGGGCGCAGCTCGTTCGTCATGCGCGACGGTGTCAAGCAGGTCGTTTCTCTTGTAAAATCAGGGCTTTCGGCGGTAGGGTCCGCCGAGGACTCTCAACTCCTTCCGTGAGGTGATCATGCCTGAACTGGCAAAGTATGCACGCGAGTTCGTCCGTGCCGTCGAATCCAACAAGTTCGAGAAGACGGGCTCCGGCCTGTACTTCCCCAAGGCCAAGGCCTTCCTGCAGGGCACCTACTTCCACAGTGTCAACGGTGAAGACGAGGTGGTGGACCACAACCTGCTGCCCGACGAGGGCATGGCCTACCTGCTGCTGACCGGCCTGGCCGGCGGCACCGCCATCACCAAGTGGTACCTGGCCCCCTACACCAGCAACTACACCCCGACGGCGACGCTGACCGCGGCCAACTTCGTGGCTGCTGCCGGCGAGCTGGTGTCGAACACCGAGGGCTACACCGAGACCACGCGGCCCCAGTGGAAGCCGGGCGCGGTGACGGGCGTGTCGATCGACAACCTGCAGGACAAGGCGACCTTCACCTTCGCCACCCAGAGCACCGTGACGATCCACGGCGTGGCCATGGTGAGTGAGCCCACCAAGGGCGCGGTGACGGGCAAGATCATGTCGGCCACCAAGTTCAACCAGCCGCGCACGCTCTACAACGGTGACGTGCTGAGCATGGGCTACCGGGTGCAGCTGGTGACGGCGTGAGCCACTCCCCCGCGTCAAACGTCTCCGTCCGGCTGGACGGGGACGTGACCCGAGCACAGGAGCTGCTGCCTCAAGCGCTGCAGCTCCTTTCTCGTGTAAGGGCCTTCTGCGAGACTTCAGGTGTGCCGACGTTCTCCGCGCACGCCAACCCGACCCCGGACGACTTCCTGTACGCGGTCGTGGCTGGCAGTACGCAGGGCGTGATCATCAGCGCCGGCACACCTGAAGCCCCGCCGCCCTACAAGCCCACGACGGGTGAGGGTGAGCCAGAGCTGGACATCATGTCGGGCGCCATCTGGGACGGGCGCCTGCTGTCGGAGGAGTACACCGACACCAACGGTGAGCGCAAGGAGCGCAAGTACCTCGTGGAGTGGTCGCCGACGACGCAGTACGCCGAGCACGTGCAGATGCGCCCCGGGCTGCAGCAGAGCGAACGCCTGGCTGTCGAGGTGCCGGACGGGTTCGAGGAGTGGAAGCCCAAGCCCCCGTCGCGCATCGTGCTGACCCAGTACCAGCGGGCGCGCTCGAGCCTCTACTCGGGCGCCATGGGCAAGGTGGTGCAGGCGCTGCTGGGCTTCGGCCGGGTGGACCCGGCCATCTTTGCGCAGTCGGATGCCGAGCTGGAGAAGCCCTCCGACTACATGAAGAAGGTCGCCGCCAAGGGCGTCCAGATCCTCTACGACTACAAGTTCAACCGCACGCACGGCGTCTACACAGCGGGCGACGGCACGCGCTGGCTGCTCGAGATCAGCTCCGGGAAGGGACTGTGCGCCATCCCCCTGCCGATGGTGCGCGGCACCACCGCTGACGGTTTTGCTGCGCGGTACCGCAACAGCCAGTACCAGGCCGTGGCCAGGATCGTCGATGAGCTGGGCGGCGTGCCCTCGGGCGAGCCCATGCCCAGCAAGGCGGAGATCGACCGGCGCGTGGATGAGGGCACGGCCCTGCAGCTGCTCACGCCTGAGCAGGTGGTGCCCTTCTATGAGCTGAGCGGCTTCAGCTCCAACTGCGGCTGGAGCTTCAACAGCCGCGGCGACATGGCTGTCAACGTGGGCTACCGCTACGACGATGACCACCCGTACCAACGCAGCCAGTGCTGGCAGATCCGCATCCGTATCGGCAACCTGCGACGCGAGCGCCAGCCCGGTGAACCCATCGCCCACGGCAGCGCTACGATCCGCATGATGTACGAGGGGCGGCTCTTCAGTCACAAGCGTGGCATCCCGGTGAAGTATCACGAGCCTGCGCTCGACGGGCTGATGACGCACATCGCGCTGCCCCAGCGCATGGCCACGCTGCCGCTGATGCGCATGAACGCGCCGGTGTTCGCCGCGTTCATCAACGACGACATCAAGATCGGCTGGTTCTTCAACGACCAGCGCAGCAAGACCACGACCGAGGGCTTCGACGAGCGCGAGGGAGAGGAGTGCTTCCTCTCCGGCACCTGGTCGTGGGCGCGCTACACCGGCAGCACCGGCCTGCCGCCCATGGTCCACACCAACGACCTGGACTTCCGCGAGGTCGCCAAGGAGTCGTTCGTCGAGGGCACCATGACGGCCAAGCCCGTCGGCTGGGATCCGCCGAGCCACAGTCACGACCCGGCGCAGCCCGCGTGGGGCGCAATCAGCGTTACCAAGGTCTTCCAGCGCGTCACCAAGGAGACGAGCGGCGGCTTCGAGACTCGCGGCAGCCAGCTCATCGTGCCCGATGGCGTGCGCAACGGCTACTGCTTCTACCAGGGTCACTGGTGGCAGGCGGGTAAGCGCACCTCCGAGTCCTCATCGGCGACCAACATGCTCTCGCCCAAGTACGGCATCACCTGGCGGCAGTGGCCCCGCTGGAACCCAGATCGCCCCGGCCCCATCATGACGTGCGGCGGCAAGCACTCGGACAGCCGGATCGTCGAGATCGTCGACAACTACAACGAGAACGACTGCAGCCGCTACGCTGAGGGCGGGCCGCTTCCAGGCATGTGCGCGAGCGTTGGCCGCTACAACCAGCAGGGCAACCTCATCCGTGTCGAGCAGTACCAGCGCACGACCGACAGCGGTACCGACTTCAAGGGTACGGTCAACGTCGTGCTCGACACCATCCACGGCATCCAGTCCATGTCCATCGGCTGGAACGACATGACCTACGCCATGGTGCCGTCGCCCAGCGAGATGGGTAGCATCCAAGGCATGCAGTGGGCATACTCCACGCTCGGCCACCGCGTCACCTACAGCATGGGCTTCCTGGAGGGCAGGTCTGAGGGCGCCACGCCCTTCGTCGTCCCGCAGCGGGCCCGCATCCCCACCTACATCGGAGTCATCGAATGAGCGAGCAATGCACCGTGCAGGAGAACTCCGCCCGGATCATCAGCATGGCCTTCGTGATCAACGAGGCCCAGGCCGTCGACGTGACGACGCTCGGCGACCGTGTTATCCTGGGCTACGTCCTGGATGCCTCTGATCGTGCTCGCGTGAGCGACGAGGCTGCAGTGTCGGACAGTCCCGTCATCGTGTCGATGGCGAGGATAGCGGCGTCGGCAAACCACTCCGTCGCCAGCATCGTCACGGCCGGATCGCGCGCTCGGGTGCGTGACACCTTCCTCTTCAGCTCCTCGGTTCTCGCCGTCGAGCAGGCCCGCGCTTCAGACGCCCTCGTCATGGAGCAGCCCGCGGTGGTCATCACTGACCGGGCTCGCGCCTCGGCGTCGGAAGTCCTGCAGGCCATTGTCAGCTTGTCCCACGAATCGGCCCGTCGCATCAGCGACGCGGCCTTCGCGATCAAGGACCTCACCCTCACTGATACCCTGCGGGCCTCCGACAGTGACTTCGTGCTGCGCACGGTCCTGGTCGATGAGGCCTCGCGCGGGCTCATCACTGCCTCCGACGACTTCTCCACGCAACGCCCGGACGATCTTCTGGTCAGCCTGGCCACGCTGCGCTCGTCGGCTGATACCATTCTTAATGGAACCCTCACGGTCGATAGTCGCGCTCAATGGAGCGATAGAGTGCTGATGAGGGATCCAAGTACTCAGCACCTGGTGCTAGGTACTGAGAGCACTGCCGTGTCCACGTGGACGGGCTGCGACTTCGAGAGCCTGGCCCAGGTGGGCGAGGACGTGCTGGCAACTGGCCCTGACGGGCTGTACATCCTGGATGCGGACGATGATGACGGAACCCCAATCAATGCTCGAGTCGATTTTGCGAGCGTGGGCTTTGAAATCAGTCAGTCAAAGCGGATCGACAACATGTACATCGGGTACTCCGCCGAAGGGCGGCTGCGGCTGTCCCTCTCCGTTCAGGAGTCGGGTGGAGTGCCAGCCGTATTCCCGCTCGAGCGACGGCCTGCCGATACGCCTCGCGCCACGCGGGTGACGCCCGGCAAGGGCATGGTGGGGCGGTACTGGCGCATGAGCCTACAGAACGAGGACGGCGCCGCATTCTGGATCAACGACGCCGAGGTTGACCTCGCGGTGTCCTCACGGAGAATCTGATGGCAGGCTTTGACTATCGGCCGAGCAACACGCCGAACCGGCTGGAGTCGCAGCTGGACGCGGCCAACAACCACGTCCACGGCGTCAACGACATCGTGGCCAAGCGTCTCGGTCAGATGACCGACCTGACGAACAACATGGTGTCCCGGGCGAACAGCGCCATCGGCAACCTGGCGAACTTCTCGCTGGGCGACCTGGGCTCCGCCCCGGTGCCGGGGGTGTTCGACGCGCACCTGAACCTGAACCTCGACCTGCCGCAGGTGGGGCCGACGAGCTTCGGTCAGATCACGTCCCAGCTGCCGCCCGAGCCCACGCTCGTGGAGATCCCGCAGCTGCCGGACATCGACATCCCGGACT